ATCAGATCGGCCAGCTCATGCAAACTGTGCAGAGCCTTGCCAACACGGTCGGCCAGATGCAGTATGACGGCCAATTTCGTCAGACCAGATCCGCGGTTGATCAGTTCGCTGACACGCATCCTGGTTTTGACGAGCTAGGGGGAGCAATCGAGCAAGAGTTGCAGCATGGTTACAGCCTGGAAGAGGCCTACCAGCGAGCAGCATTGCTGAATCCCAACGTAGCGACCCGAGCGGCTCAGACCCGCGACGATCCATCGGCTCAGACCCGAACCGACCGCTCGATCTCGGGTGCTCCGGCAGGCGCCGCCTCAAACGCGTCGAATCAGTCGCGACCCAAGACGGGCAAGCAAGTTGGCCGACGCGAAGCCATCCAACGTGCAATTCAGCGCGTCAATGGCAGCGTCTAATAGGGGTTCGCGATGCCGAACATCAACACGAATGCTGCTTATCAGCAGATCCTCTCGATGGCGCTCGAGGAGCGCTCGAGTGGCTACCAAGACCTCGTCAGCAACAACAACGCGTTGCTGGCGGTGATGCGGCGTAAGGGACTGTGGCAGACCTACTCAGGTCCGCGCATTCGCCAGACGTTGCAGATCTCGAAACAAGTCGCCCAGTGGTACAGCGGCTATGACCAGCTGCTCAATCCCGCGATCGATTTGTTCAACGACGCGTATTTCGACCCGAAGATGGTCGTCGTGCCCGTCATCCTCTCGATGCAGGAAATCCTGAACAACGAGGGCGAGAACCAGCTCATGGACGTCTACGACAGCTACATCGACGCTGCCGAACGCGCCCTCGAGGACACCATGGACGTTGCGCTCTACGCCGATGGCACTGCTAACGGCGGCAAGCAGCTCACCGGCCTGGCGACGGCTGTGCCGATCGTCACCAACTCCGGCAACTACGGCGGCATCGATCGCGGCTCAGCGACGATCTGGCGTACCACCACCTACGACGCGCAGACGATGGCGACCGCGATCGGCACCCAGGTGTCGAGCACGACCATCCGTCCAATGATCTCGTACATCATGAACAAGCAGAGCCGCGGCCGTGACTACGCGGATCTCCTGATCATGTCGCCCGAGCATTATGCGGCGTACGACGCGGCGACGGTCGCGATCCAACGGCAGACCAACGAGACGTCTCTCGGCAAGCTCGGTTTCACCGCCCTCGAGTACATCGGCGGCGGCAAGCGCGCTGAGATCGTGCTCGATGGCGGCATTGGATCGAACATGCCGGCGAACACCACATTCGGACTGCACACCGACAGCCTGCGGCTGCGGTACCACCCGAATCGAAATTTCGACAAGGTGTTCGAAGGCGACGGCCAGATGCCGATCGACAAGGACGCGATCGCGCAGTTCATCGGTTGGATGGGCGAGCTGACCATGGTCAACCCGCTGTTCAACTGGCGCTTCTACGACAGCAATCCGGCAGCATAACGCTGTTGGTGGGGGCCGCCGCTACCTTCCCTCACTGCGGTGTTCCGCGGCGGCCCTCTTCCGAGTCAGTGGCGTAGTGCGACCAACCATTCCCTCAGACGGAGACTGACATGGCTACCCAGACAGGCAGAGATCCTGACCAGAATGCGATCGCGATCTTCAAAAATTTCGCGATGAAGAACCCATCACGCTCGGCGTCAGAAGGGCGACCGATTTTCGATGACATGGAGATCGTTGAGATCCGCTTCCCCGGCTCGCGCAGCGTCTCGGTGTTTCCCGCGACGTCGATCTCACATTGGCAGGAAGATCCGGTCAGCGGCGAGCTGACCGCGATAACATACGCCGAGCGCTTCAATCGGCAGTACAAGCAATTCAAGCAGCACAGCTCGCAGACAAAATCAGGCACGCCGCTCGAGCACGCGCCGTTCTTGACTGAGGCGCGACGCGCCGAGCTGCGCGCGCTCAACGTCTACACGGTCGAGAACCTCGCCGCGGTCGACGGCCAGGAGCTGAAGAACCTGGGCACCGGCGGACGCGAGCTGAAGAACAAGGCGATCGAGTATCTCGAGGAGGCCAAGCGCGGCGCCGCTAATCCGGCGCTCATGGCCGAGCTAGAGGCGCTGCGTGCGCGCAACCAGGTGCTCGAGGAAGATCTCGCAGCCAGGGGGAATTTGAGCTCTCCCGCTAAGCCATTGAGTGAGAAAGAGAATTTCGCGGACATGGATCTCGACCAGCTCCGCGAGTTCATCAAAACGCAAACCGGCCACGCGCCGCACGGATCGATCAATCGCAAGACGCTCGTCCGCATGGCGACGGAGGCACAATCGAAAGCCGCCTAATCGATGTCACTGGTTTCGGTGGTGAAGGATGTCTGCCTGAACGTCGGCGTGCTCGTGCCGACGTCGGTCTTTACCAACATCACCGCAAACCGGACGATGCAGGAGATGCTGTCGCTCGCTAACGAGATGGCGCAGCGGATCTCCTACGATACGCGCGACTGGACCAGGCTGCGCGCATTGCAAGAGTACACCGGCGACGGCGCCACCAAGGACTACGATCTGCCGGCGAACTACAAGCGCATGATCCTCACCGCCAACGTGTGGCGATCGGATCAGACGCAAGGCCCGATGCGTTTTGTGCCGGATCCAGACGACTGGGTACGCCGGCGCCTGCAAGGCATCAGCGACAGTCGCGGCGAGTGGACGATCTACGGCGGACAGATCCATTTCGCGTCAGCGCTGCCGGCCGGCGTGAAGGCGATGTTCGTTTACCTCGACAAGAACTGCGTGAAGCTCAACGCCGGCGGCGCCGGCGATGCGTTTCAGAACGACGCCGATTCGTTTTTGCTGGACGAGCGGCTGCTCAAGCTCGGCATGATCTGGCAGTGGAAAGCGAAGAAGGGCTCTCCGTACGCCGAGGACATGGGCACCTACGCCGATGCGCTGATGCTCGCGATGGGCAAAGACGCGCCGGCGCCGATCATTGTCGGCAATGCACCAATCTCTGACAGCATCAATGCGACTGTCGCTTATCCCTGGCCGGTGCCGACATGAGCATTCACCAGGCATTCCGCCGCACCGCTGTGCCGAACAACATGGCGCAGAACCTTCAGACGCGCGTCATCCCGGCGCCGAACCGCGGCATCGTGCTCAACGAGAATTACACGTTCATGCAGCCTGGCGCGGCGCTCGTGTCGGACAACTGGGTGCCGACCATGCGCGGCGTGAAGCTGCGCGCCGGCTGTGAGCAGTGGTGTGCGCTCGCCGAGAGCACGCCGGTGATCTCAGGCTTCGTCTACAAGAGCGCCAGTAACGAGCGCATGTTCGCTTGCAACGAGACGAAGATCTACGACGTCACCAACAGCGGCGCGCCGAGCGCGGTCGTCACCGGTCGCACCAACGGAAACTACAGCGCCGCGCAGCTCGCCAACGCCGCCGGCGATTTCCTCCTGGCGGTCAACGACAATGGCGAGCCGGTCGTACGCTTCGATGGCACGGCCTGGACCGTGCTCAATAGCGGCGAGATTACCGGCCCCGCCGGCACCGCGGTCGAGAACGGCGAGGCGCTCGTCCACGTTTGGAAATATCGCAACCGGTTGTTCTTCATCCAGGCCGACAGCATGAACGCCTGGTATCTGCCGCTCAACGCGATCCAGGGCACGCTGGCGATGATCCCACTGTCGGGCGCCGCAACGCTCGGCGGCAAGCTGCTATTCGGCGCTACCTGGTCGATCGATGCCGGTGACGGTCTTGACGACAAGTGCGTGTTCTTCACGACCGAAGGCGAAGCGATCATCTTCACCGGCAGCAATCCGGCGGATCCGGCGAACTGGCGCCAGGAAGGTCGCTACAAGCTCAGCCCGCCCATGGGCAAGAACGCCTACGAGGCGATCGGCGGCGACCTCATCATTGCATGCATTGATGGCATTCTGCCGCTCAGCCAGGCGATCACCAAGACCGCGGATCAGCTCGAGCTGGCGGCGCTCACGCGCGCGATCAAGCCGATGTGGCGCGACATGGTCTACGCGTTCAACGTGTTTCCCTGGACGATGCACAAGTGGGACGTCTACGGCGGCGTGTTCGTGCCGTTCCCCGGCGGCCCGCCAGGCAAGCGCTACACCGCGGTTGCCAACAGCGCGACCGGCGCTTGGGGCCGCATCACCGGCTGGGACGCGATCTTCTACATGGAGATCAACAACCGCCTGTATTTCGGTACGCAAGACGGCCGCATCATGGAGGCCGACCGCACCGGTTACGACGATGGTCTGCCGTACGTCGCAACGCTTGTCGGTGGCTGGGAAATGTTTGGCGTGCCACCGGCAACGTGTGTGTGGCACGACGCTCGAGCGGCGTTTTCTGCAACGTCTGGGGAGCCATTCCAGCCGCAGCTCGCCGCATGCACGGACTACGTCATTCGCCTTCCCACGCCGCCGGTGGCTGGTTCGGATCCTGGTGTGCCCGATGTCTGGGATCAAGGGCTCTGGGACCAGGCGAAATGGGACCAGGCATCGCCGCTCTCCAATCCTGTCATTCGCAACACCGGCTGGGTCGCGGTTGGCGAGACAGGTTTTTCGCACGCGCCGATCGTCCAGGTGACGATGGCGCAGCAAGCCAAACCGAACGTCGAGTTGATTTCAATCTCCGCGAGCTACGAGAGGCTCGGTATCGAGGTCTGACATGCCAGCAGCAGATGTCCCGCTCGTGATCCCCGCAGAAGCAGCG